TAGTTGTTAAATTTTTATGTTCTGATGAAAGTAGTTGTAAACATACTTGTGTTATTCCATTATTAAAAATAGAGTATCCTATTTTTTCTGAAATTACTGTTTTAATTTCTTCATTTTTAAATTTAATTAAAACTCATGAAGGGTAATATCTTTGGTCTGAACTTCCTTTTTCTTTTACAATTTCAAGTATTTCATCTCCCCCCGTATTCATTTGAGTTCTATCTGGGTGACTATATATTGTAGTGTCAAGTTCGGGAAATATAAAATAATATGCCATTTTTAGTTTTTTTAGTAGCTACCTCCTCCACCGGATCCACCTGAACTCGCTGCGCCGCCAGTTGATCCTGCTGAAGTATTGCCTGTTGTTATACCTGATGAGTTGTAACCATAAGTTGTTACTCTACCTTGAATGTCAGAATTTGGGAATTTTAATTCAAATATACTTGGATCTAATGAAGGATAAATTACTCCTCCTTTAGTTGCTTGACCAAAATCATATTTGTATTGAGAATATCCTATATCTGTTCCATTAATATTACTAAAACTTATACTTTCTACAGATTGAACTCCTAAAATACCTCCTATTAAATTATATATTTCTGAGATAATAATAGGTTGATTTACTTGCCATTTATCTATTTCAAAAAAATCTTTTAATTCTGATATACAGTTAAGTATTACTTCTTCATTATTATAACTTTTAAAAGTTACTATTTCAAAATTTACAGTAAGGTTAATAACAAATGCATCTTTAATATTTACAGCATCTGTTAACATTCTATATTGTTCTAGATAAGTAGATAAATTTGTTTTTGTAGCTGTGTTTAATGCTGATAATTTTTTATTTTTATCATATCCTAAGGTGTATAAATTTAAAGCTAAAGGATTAGGAATACGATTTGGTTCATTTGTTAGTGGTGATATTTGGTCATCCTGTGTTATGTAAGCTTTTGCTACTCTACCTAAACGAGCAGGCATAGATAAAGTTCTAATTAAATAGTCTTCTTTTGTAACTGTTCGTTTTTGAGCTGAGAAAGCAGCCATTGCATTCATTCTTATTTCTTCTACTGAATCTCCTGTTCCCCCACCTATTGCTTTTTGAGGATTAGTAACTGCTACTGAACTTTTTATAAAAGATAATAAACCTTGATTTAAATTAGGTTTATTAGTTGTTTTTAAAGTTTCTATTTTAGTTATAGTATTTGAACTAACATTTGATTCTAATCCTCCTCCTATAAGATAAGTAACTGTTATTGTTGTGTTTGAGGGTGCTTGTCCATATGCTTTAGTATATAAAAAGTTAGAAGGATCGTATGCTACATCTAATTTACTTCTTCCATCTTTAATTCCTAAACCTATATTATCTGGATTAGGAATAATATCTTCATCTGCTTTATCAGAAATTCCTGATCCAAATTGTAATTCTAATGTATTATCTGTCTTAAAACGAGATACAAATCTTCTTGGTACCTTTTTTAATTTTAAAAGATAGGGAGTTTGTTGATTAAAACCTTTTAATTCAGGATCATTTGCACCTGTATTTTCTATTTCCTCAAAAATAGTATCTTGTGCTAAATAAGGAACTTCTGAGTATTCATTTCCTTCTGTATCTATTACTGATTCTATAGAAATAACATTAGAATCAAATAAAGTTAATGTTTTAAACTGTTCAGCTGCTCCTATACTAAATGTTTGTGTTTTTGTTTTTGCAGAAACTACTAAAGAAGATTTTTTTAATAAATAATATTCTGGGTTATTTGAAGCATCATATTGGTATATACTTAAAGTAGTTGGATCAAATGAAGAAGAAAAACTAAAATTAGTTTGATTTTCTGTATAAAAGTCTATTCCTTCTGTTGACTGAAACATAGAATTTTCATTTATAATTAAAGAATAATCAAAATCAGGTGTATGACTTCCTGATATTACTTTAGAAGGTAATAATTGAAATACATCTATATTAGTAGAAGCTGCTGATGTTACTTTAGGTTTATATCCTAAAGCATAAGCTAAATTATATAAATTTTCTTTTTCTTGAGCTAATAACAAAAATGATTCTTGTAATTGGGTATCTGTGTAAAAAGATAAAACATCTCCCACATATGCTGCCATTTCTAAAAACATCATACCAGGAGATCCTTCACTAAAGTCATTAAATGTATTAGGATAATAAGTTTGGGTAAAATCTATTAGTTGGGATTTAAACGAATTAAAATCCTTATTTAAATATTTAACGTCTTTGTCTTGTGTTTTATTTGATACTTTTGAATAGGATGCCATTATCTTTATGCTTTAAAGTTTAATTGTATAGCATCTACCTCACTTGAAGGATTATATCTATACATTATTTTTATATATAATATATGTTCATCTGGTGAAAATGTTGAAACAGCTGATATTAATGTTATTTCAGGAATATATATCTTTACTTGATTATCTATTCGTGCTTCTATATTATTATTGTCTATATCAGTTTCAAATAATAAGTTTTTTAAACCAACTCCAAAAGCAGGTAAATTTACTCTTTCACCAGGTTCTGTTAATAATACATTTATTAAATTACTTTTTACTTGTTCTTTTTGAGTTAATGTTTGTTTAAAAACCCCATCAGCATTGAAAGGAAATGCTACCCCTATAGCTACATTTTTATTTAAATCTAGCGGATTAATTCTTATGTAATTATCTATAGTAGGCATTTATTATAATCCTTTCTTTTTGTTAATTGCTTTCATCAAACCACTATAATCTTTTGTTAATGCTTCTGCTACACCCTTAGGCATACCTGTTGTATCCATTGGTAAAGGAGCTGAAGTAGAAAATGGTTGTGATAGATTTACGGGTGCTTGAGCTGTTTGTGTATTAGTATTACCTGCTGCTGTTTCATTTAATAAATCATTTAAAGTACCATCAGATACAAAATTCTGTTTTGGGCGTTGTTTTGGGCGTTGTTTTACAGATGGACTACCCATAATTTTTTCTCTTAAAGAGGTTTTTGTTGCTATTGGGACTTTAATTGTTTCTTCAGTGTATTCTGTAATTGTTGGTTTAAATTCATCACGTAAATCTTCTTTTAGTGATTTAATTTCTCTACGTAACGCATAATCGATTTCTTCTCTGACGATTTTACGTATCAGTTTTTCAAAAGTTTGTGCTTTCATTGTTGTTAATTGTGTTTGTTAATAAATATAAGTTTTTTAAACTTTATAGCGTCTATATCCTAACATTTGAAAGTTAGCATTATATATTCTTTCTATGATTTCATCATTACCTTGATTTCGTAAAGAATTAAGTTGACTTTCATAATAATCTGATAAATCATCTGAAAAATCAAAAGGATCTGCTCCATCTAGTATTGTTTGTTGGTTATATCCAATACTACTTAAAAAATCACTAGCTGTCTGGTTACCAGAATTAAATTGCCATGTATCTCCATTAGTAGCTACATAAGGGCTAGAAGGAGAAGGAGGTATTCCTGTTGGAGGGATTGATAATCCCGGTGGGGGAATAGATATATTATTATTTCCATTAGAAGTTAATACCCAACCAGGATTTCCTAATCCTGGAGTTCCTTCAATATTTGCTACATTTCCTGAGGGAGCTCCATTATTATTAGTATTTATATTTCCATCACTATCTGTAGGGTCATCACTACTATTAAATGCCCCACAACTTGATAATTGTCCTAGAAAAAGAGTTTCTAATAAACCTATTATAAAATTAATAATATTTTTTATAGCTACTAATGCTGCTATAGCAGCGGCTATATATCCTATATATTTTAAAGCTTTAGATGTATATCTTTCAAGTAATTTAGGAATTGCACTTATTGTTGCTTTTATCATCTGTACTAATCCACTCGCAGCATCTAATTTATCTTTTAAAAATACTGCAGTTCCTGGAGCTAATAAAACTCCACCAGGTGTACCAAACATCTTTACTGCTCCTAATCCTTTTAATATTACTTTTGATACTGATACAACAGCACTTAATACTCCTACTAGGGCTGCTATTTTAGCACAAATACCTAATATTTTTTCAATTGCTGACATTATTTTATCACATATTTCTTTTATTTTTGATAAAGCCTTTTTAGCTCCTTCAACTATTTTTTTTAGTTGACTTAGTATTTTTTTAAATTTATTATAATTTTTTTCTGATTTTTTTAAACCATTTATATTACATGTAGCTGTACTTGCTTTTGGTGTAAATTTTTCTTTAATTTCATCGGGAGTAGGTAATTTTTCTTTTACTTTACTAACTTGTTTTGCTCCCTGTTCTTTAATTTTTTGCTTAACTTGATAAAGTGCTTTATCTTGTTGTTGTAATAAACTTCTTATTGGACCCGCTACTGACATATTATACTATTTTAATTCGTTTACTTTTTATATCTTCTATTTCTGATCTTAAATCTCCAATGGCAGCTCTTACAGTTCCAAAACATCCTTCATTCCCCCCAAAAGGAGCACAAGGACCTACTATTGGTGCTACTAAAGTATATTGTCCTACTAATGCATCAATTATATTTTCTATCATATCTAATAAATTATTAAGATATTCTTCTGTTTTGTCTCCCAATAATGCTGGTTCTGTTGGGTATACCTTTTTTTGAGGATCATCTTTATCTGGTACTAAACCTAAATATATATCGGGAGCATTTACTACAAATTTATTTCCATCTAAGTCACCCGTATCAAAATGAAAACTACCATTTGTACTAAAACCTATAGCCTTATCTGAAAATAATAAAATACTATCTGTTTTTGCATTAAATAATAATCTATCTGAATTTATTATTACTTGTTTTCCTTGATATACATCTGGTTGATCTGGTATAAACATATTATTTTAATTCTTTAAGTGGATATTCTCCGTTTGCTATTTGCTGTCCTACTTTTTGATATTCAGGTAAAGCAGACATATTAAGTTTCCATTGAGGGCTTGTTAGTCCTCTATTCTTTTGTAAACCTAATTCTGTCATTAATTTAGGTACAAAAAACCAAGGGCATGATTTTTGAGCAAATTGATTATGACCAAATACTTCTATATCTGGATACCTTTTACAATAAAATTTAATCATATCTACTAAAGTTATTGTTTGTCCCTTAGATATTTGATTTCCTCCTTGTTTAAAATCATATCCTCCAATCCATGAAAAATGTACTGAAGTTTTATTATAACCTTTAACTCCATTAGTAACTTGACTATCCTTATATACTTGAGTAACTTTACCACTTTTTTCTATTAAAAAATGATATCCACCTGTTCCCCAATTTCTACCATGAAAGAAATATTCCATAACTTTTGCAGCACTATCATTAATATTACCTGCTGTTGTGTGGATAAATAGTTGTGATATTCTACTACTTGTAGGACCTAAATTACCACTAAGTTGACTCCATGATTGAGGGGCTTTTAATGATAATTCTTTACCGTTTTTATTAGTAAGTTTATAAGGATATCCTTTAGATTTTTTTCCTTCTTTTATTTCTTTTTTTTCTGCTTCATGTTTTACTGCTCCTTCATTATTGGGAGTAGTATTATCTGCATCAACTGCGTCTACTTCAGGATCTAATTCTGTACCACCTACTACTGTATTTTCATGTATTAACTGATATTCAACAAAATCATCTTCTGAAGCTTCTCCTGATTCTGTCATTTCATCAAAGAAAGAAAGTGAATCCGTTTCTTCTACTGGTTCTATTAATGGTGATTTTTCTTCAGGTGGTGGTGGTGGTGGGGCATCATTATCTTGTTGTGTTATTTCTTCCTCAATTTCTGTTTCTGTAGGTTTAGGAGCAGGTTCAGGTTGTTTAACTTCTTTTATTGGCGGGTCTGTTAGTTGGTTTAATGGATCTGATGGAGATATTATTTCAGATAAATAAGATTGAAAATTTATTGATGCTACTGTTAGTGAAGATATTTTTTGATTAGAAGTCATATAGATAGAAGAATCGTCTCTATTAATATCTTCAATAGTAGGTATCCATCCTTTATCATCTAATTCTCCCGATTGACCATTTCTAATAATAGTAATAGGAGTACCTATTTCTTCATCTCCTTGAGACCAATCATTTTTATTATTTTCGGGTATAACATCATCTTTAACACTTGCCCCAAATCTTATAGAATTACCATATCTACCTTCTATAATATAATCACCTTCATAGGGTAATAAAGGTTTTACATTTAATTGTTCTTTAAAATAATTCCCTAAATTAATATCAGAACTTCCATCAGTGACTTGTCTAGTCATACCATTTTCTGTTGCTTGGTAATCTTGGGTTGTAGCTGGATCTTTTAAAGAAGTTTTAGTAGGTAATGCATTATGGTGTTGGTGAGACCATATATTAATACTAGGAAAATAATATGTATCTTGATCTTTATTTAAACCATATATATCTTTATTAGCTCCTTTTAATATAATTACTATTTCATTTTTTAAAGGATATTGTTTAACATTAGGGTATAGAGGTCTAGCTGCATTGTTTTTATCTGCATTTGCATTACTAGTATTTTCAGTAACCCCCGTATAGAATATAGTTCCCAATGAATCCCATCCTCCTAATTCTTTCCATCTAGGATGGTTTTCATCTAAAATAATATCTGTTACTCTTACAGAAGTTAAAGCCGCCCCCGTAGACCTACCTCCACCACCTCCTGTTCTTCCTGAGCTTAT